CATCCCAACAGCAACTTCTTTAATTATATGAGAAAGAGCACCGTCTTCCTCAAAAATAACTTCTTTGATACACTCCTTGATTAAGGGTTTCAAAATTTTCTTTAATTCATTTTTATTCATTAGTCTCTCAAGATTTTATCAAAAAGGTCTTCAATAATTAGATCCTTCTTTTGTTTAATTTTGCTTTCATACATTGATATTGAAACCGGCTTGGTTTCTGGGTATATAAATGCGTTTGGAGTAGATGGCTCTGACACAATGTCGAAACAAATCAACTCGAAATCTTCTTGTACAATTGTACTTCCACTACTTTCCTTAACTGAGCCAAGCCCACGGGATGATATACCAAGCTTAACACCTGATTCTGTTAGTTCTCTTAGAATTCTTCCGGATGGTGTATTGAGTATTTTAATTTTACCCATAACATCATTACCTTCCCACCACATGCTAACAACCATGTGTGAAGTATTACGAAGATTGATAACAGAATCATCCGGATGGTCTAATTCACCTAATGCTCTGTTGTCTTTGATAATGTTTTGGTAATTTTTTATTTCTCTTCTCAACGTCTTGCAAGGATACACCCTTCCGTTTCCATTTTTGACCTCACAGGTCTGCATTCTACCGGAAAGGTACATGGCACCATCTGCCACTTCTCTTTTTTCCCTTTCGGTTAGGAGATCTTGACAAATGCCATCCTTGCATAGTTCAAAAAATTCTGTTAAAAGTTTCTTAGCCATTTCTGTTCCTTTAAATAATAAAACCGGCGCTACCGGCTTGAGTCAGCTACCGCTGCAACAACGTCTAACAGGTTGTAACATCCATTTTTTAGTCATCTTTAGCTCCAAGTTGTATGCCGTCATCTTTAACCACCATTGAAAGCAGATAAGAAGTACCAGCAGAAAGCCAACCGCAAATAAAAAAGTTAGCGATTGTATAATCAAAAGTAAATAGTTCGGTCTCGCCGTTTATCAAAAAAAGAAAACATCCAACCCAAAATCCTATACAAAGAGGACAATAAAATAATGTATTCCATTTTTTATTATAATTTACGGGAGGCCTCAAATCTTCGAAAATCTTTCCGTAAACCAAAATAAAGGTTAAACCATAACAGGTAAGCACAAAGTAAAGTAATTCCATTAAATCTCCGTTTTTTTTCACTAAATACAAATAAATACATTAAAACATATGCCGGCCATAAATATTTGCACCGAATATAGACCCATTGTGCTTTATAGAACCTTTTTCTTCCTCATGGGGCACTTCTCCAAGTTCGGTTGAAGTTTCATCATCTGGATCAAGTAAAGCATCATTCATCATATCATCGTGTGCTTCTGATGATTCAAAGTATGGTCTTTCTGTATTCACCCATTCGTAAATCTGGTATAAAACATAATCAATAGATTCTGGTTCTTTTGGTCCTTTCATTTCTAACATTAAACCCTCTAAGGAGCCGTACACGCTTCCACCTTGTATGGAGTCATATGCTACAACTCCTTGCTTTCTAAGGTGATTAAACAATCTGTTTTCAGCGCCATAAACTATATCCGACATCATATCTTTTGGAAAAGCAACAATTTTTTTCTTTTCTGTTAAAATAATAATATCGACATCAGCATGATCAAAAATCATAAGGTCTCCGTTAAGAGTTCTTCTAAGATTTAATTTAAACTCATACACTTGCTTTGATGGGTCTACAACACTTACATTAACCGTTGGTTCTGGTTGTGTTATTTTTATATTAACTGAGTTGTTGTTTTGTGGCTGCATATCTGGTGATGTTATTTTTACTGTTGGCATTATCTCTTAACCTCTTTGACTAGATCTTGGATATAAAACACATCCTTAACAAGGTCTTCAGTTATTGGGGTCTTAGAGAAGGACTGCAACTTTCGCATAGATTATTCACCTCTTTTTTAAGTCGTGAAATTTCCTCGTTTAAGAACGATTTAAGGCCCAACCCATTATCGGAAAATGAAACGATGTAATTGGTTAAAAGATTCTTTTGTTCTTTTCTTAATGTTTTTTCGTAAGTTTTATTAAATTTATTAATGAAGGTCTTATAAGTTAAGTTGTCGATGTGTTTCATTTCTTTTTTTGCTGGTTTGTCTTTAGTTAAGTGGTTGACCAACCTGTTTTCAATTAGCAATCTAGATTTTGCTTTCATCTTTGAATCAAAAAAAGTGCCAACTGATGCTATATCTTTGTAATTTGATATAAAATTAGCAAATGCTTGTGGAGATACAGACTCATTTATCACTTTAATTAATTGCGTTTGCCTATTAAAGATCTCTTTTCTATCTAAATCATGAAAATCCTTTCTTGTTTCAAATAAAAACCTATGAGCAAACTCTTTTGACATTTTTTTGCACTCTAAAATAGAATAATATACTTCTAGGTCTTGTTTTAGCAAAGATCCCTTGTGAAAATATTCTTTAATAATTTTTATTATATGATTTTTCTTATTTGCTTCATTTCTGACGATTGATTTTGTGAGTTCTTTCATTAAGCACTCATAAAGAAAAGCGGTATTTCTTTTCTTATTGTGTTTCATCTTCATTTTTTTTCCTCTTTGTTGTTAGACCCTCTAATAAGACGCTAATTTCATCTTTAGTATTAAATAGTTTGTTTTCCTCAATAGAGTGGGATTCTGTTATACCTTTGCCTAATTTGCGAAGCCCATCAGAATATCCTTTCCAGATGGATCTATTGGTGTTACCATACTCACCTGTGGCCTGATTCTTGAATTGCTTCTTTCTACCGCCTTTATCGTATGATGTTTGATGTCTCTTATAGTTGCCTCTCTTTTTATGAGGATTATATTTGTTTGGCTTTTTTCTAGTATATTTCTCTGCGGATGCTTTGACCCACATATCATCTCTCTTTCCGGGTGCTGCCAAAAGAACATCGTCATCATCTCCGCCGGTATCGGCATCGGCCGCTGGTTCGTCTCCGCCGAGATCTCCAAGATCTCCACCAGCATCGTCACCACCTAGATCACCACCTAGATCTCCACCGCCTAAATCGCCTCCAAGTCCACCATCACCACCTTCGGCTGGTTGGCCTGCGGCTTCAAGCCCTGCCATGAACTTGCGATCAAACATCATTTCTCGCTGCATGCGAAGGAATTCTTCTTCTGATATGCCAAGCATGTTCTCGGCAACCCAGCGTTTAGAGAAATAGTTCTCTGTTGCTGCTCCGGCTGCTTCGAATTTGGTTTTCCAGTGTTCAAGTTCTTGTAATTCCGCTATTTTTGATGGGTTATTGAGGCCAAGCTTAAAAGATAGTAAATCATCACCCTTATACCCAAGAGTGAAAAGATGTATAATTCCAATCTTTTCCAACTCTGAGATTATCGCTCTTTGTAATCTCTGTATCGTTCTGGCAAACCGAATATCTTTTTGCGCCAATGTTGTCTTGTCCTCTTGTGCTCCTTCGCCCATTACCAAGTATGATTGTGGAACTTTCAAAGCAGCAAATAATTTTTCTCTAAGGTATTTAACGTCCTCAATTTGTCCAGTAAATTGCCCGCCCGCAAGTGGTTCAATTTTTGTATTGGATGCCCCACCACGAATTGGAATAAAATAATCCTCCTCAATTGAGAGAGGGTTGTATCGTAAATCCACACGACCAGACGTAGGATCTACCACTTGATGGCGCTTCATTTGCGTCATGACTTTTTGCATATATTGTTCTACGTCTTGCGGTGGGATCGCACCCACATCAATATAAAAAGCTCTTCTCTCTGGTGATCTTACAATACGATATGCCATCATCGCATCTTCTAACAAAGTTAATTGTCTCCAGATTCTTCTAGCCGGTTCCAGAACAGAGGTTCCATATGGGTAATGCTTATCATTACCAAGTACTCTGAAGTGGGCAACTTGCCAATTTTCTAAAGTCATGCCGGCACTGTTCCACTGAAACTGTACGTAGTTTGGATTTGTTTCGTCTTCCCCTTCCAGCCTTTCTATTTCCTGAGCCGGAACACCGATACAATTTCTGATTCCCATTTTATCATCAATGTCTAAATATAAAAACAAATCTCCATACTTGCACATTGTTCGAGCCCACCCGAACAAGTTATGCTCAACATTTAAAACATTATAGTATAACGATTGTAGAACTGCTTTAATCTCCTCGTTGGGACATTTAATTCTTAACATTGGATTAATTGTAGAATGAGTGGTAATCTCATCAGCATATATATCGATACTTGAAGCGATTATTGGTTCATATTCCATTTCATCGAAATCTATATATCTCTCAGATCTATTTCTATTACTTATCATATTAGCAGCAACAGCATTCATTGGGTTGTATTCTGCTTTTTTGAATTGTTTACCAGAAGCGGTTTTAAACCTAGAGGAGTACGTATCTAAATGTTTTCTTCTTAGTTGTCTTCCTGTTTGTGTTCTTCTATTAACAATCGGTCCGGAGAATAATTTTGTCAATGATCTAAAAAGACCAGACGTTTCATTATACGGGTTTTTACCTTTATTTTTTTTATAAGCCATTTTTTATTATCCTTTGTATATCCATGGAAACGCAGCCATTTCCTTTTCAAATTCTTTTATTTTTTCTGTTGTAGATTTATTATATCCTTGCATGCCCTTTATTGTTGTGTTCATAGTGCTGTCGCTCTTGTACATAGAATTTATCATTGCTTTTTGATATTCTACCTCTCTCTTATTTACTTGTAGTGCCGTGTCTCTAATCCAACAACCAATAGCCAAAGCCATAACAAGGTCATCGTTGTATGATCTCATTGCTTGTGGTTTTCCATTATGCCATATGAATGTCTTCATTTCATGATAAATTCTAGAAGAATATGTTGTAAGCATCCTGTTTCTAACAAACTCTTCCAGTTTTGCAACAATTAGGGGCCTAGTCTTGGTAGAGGTTGTAAAGCCAGCTACTGCTCTCTCCATTGCTTCACCCTGCACTGCTTCTACAAACTCGTGCGTAGACTTTATGGAGTAGTATAGATTGGGGTATCCCAAATTTATAAGCTTCTCCAACACTGATATTCCAATTCCATTGTTCTCAACAACTAGAAGACAATTACCAAATTCCATACCGGCATCATATAGTATCCTTGCATACATGTCTAAGCTGGGTTTGCCTTGGTACTCTGCTACCACTTCCATTGTATTCAACTTAATAACGTGAAATACTGAATTGTCTGCGCCATCTCCACGAGCAACATCTGCTGTTAGGAGATATTGGTTATTTTGTTCAAACTTCTCCCAAATCCAAAAATTCCTATCATGTCCGGTTCTGTA